CTAATTTTCTCTTGCCTTTTGTATGGTCGTAAACTGTTCCTAATATTGATCTAGCTTGTACATGACCACCTTTGTTATCGCCAATATTATTATTCTTTACTTTCAATTCACTCTCAAAAACTTTTCTCACATAATCCCAAACATAACTATCGTGGTATTCTTTTAAATTATATATTTCATTAAAATCATACATCTTTCTCATGTACTTAGCATAGTTTCTTGTTTGATCGTGTTTCATATTAAAATATAAAAAACCACATTCACTGTAATTACTACCACGTCCTAAGTAACTCATCATACAATCATCTTTGTGAATATGTTTTTTAATCCAATCTACATCTATTGATTTATAGAATACACTATCAGCGTCTATACAAATTAAACCATCTACATTACTTGAAACATTTTCTATTGCATGTGTGTATGCATAAACTTTATAAGAAAATCTTACACCATCTTGTTTAAATGATTCAACTTTTCTATGTTTATTTTTTTCTATGAATTTTTTAAGATTAGGTATTTTATCAAACATATCTTCATCTTCATTATAAACAATTAACTCAAATGGCCAATTATATGTTTCTTTAAATCTGTGTGCGTATTCTTTATATAACTTATTATTCCAACTAGTCACTGTTTGAATTTTCATAACCAACCTTTTGTATAAAATAACTATCTACAATATCTGAAATAGGATTACCAACCTTTTCTGTATCAAATATTTTTTTCAAATCAATTTTAGTTTCTTTGACAAACGCCTCATACATTTTATCTTTATCAGCGTTACCTTTTCCTGTAGCAACTTTTTTAATTACACTAGGAGGAAATATTTCATAGGGTAATGATAGTTGTTCTAATCTATATTTTAAAATACCACCATTCTCAGCTATTTGAAATACACCTTGACCTTTTGATCCAAATGAATAACCTTCTATGAAAATTTTTAAGTTGTTTGAGATGTAATTTAATTTATGAAATGTATTGATTGCCCAAGTAGAAATTTGAGTAAATCTTTCTATAGGAGTTTTATATTCACTATGTTCAGTACCCATAATATTCTTTGACATCTCACCTATGTACTTTTTTTTACTAGTTAAGTAGTAAAAGTTTATTTCGCCATTATGATTAATACAAACAGCGGGACTTGTTAAACTATAATCAATTCCAACTATCGTCTTCGGAATCGTTTGTCCATATTGTATCTTCTTCATCTTCATCTAGTTCCTCTACCTCACGTCCACAAAATGGACAAGTCAATGGTTCAAGGTCTTGTACCTCTGTATCCCATTCTACTGTATATTTAGTTTCGCAACTAGTACAAGTTTTTGGTCTCTTTTCAATCATTATAGTTTAAATTTTTTAAATTGATCTTTCTTAACGTCTTGTTTAATACCACCAATAACATAACTTTCTATTTCTGTTTCTTGTGGTGCGTTCTGTGTACTTCTACTATTTAACCAATGGTCAACCCAAGGAAGTGGGTTAGTCTTCTGATCGTATGCTGGAGTTAATCCAATTGCTTTCATTCTTCTATTCGCCATATATTCTACAAACTGATGTAATAGTTTTTCTGATAAACCAATCATTGAACCTTGAGAAAACAAATAAGTCGCCCATCTTTTTTCTTCTTGTACAGCGTCATCATATATTTGATAAACTTCTTTTTCTGTATCTTTAATTACTTTGTCCATCACTTTATCTCTTTCAATATCTTTATAATTGTTTATAATTCTTTGAGATATTGCTAAATGTTGACTTTCATCTCTAGCGATAAATGATATTATCTTTGCTGAACCTTCTAATAGTTTTAGTTCTCCAAATGCAAATGAACAAGCAAATGATACGTAAAATCTTAATCCTTCTAATACATTAACTGTAATCAATGCTTTCCATAATTTCTTTTTTAGTTCATATTCATCTACTTTTGTTTTGTCTAGCTGATACTTATATCCAATTTCAATTAACTCATCATAAGACTTTGTAACTGAATTTGCTCTTTTTTCAATCTTTTCATCTTTTATAATCGTATCAAATACTAATCCTGGATCTGAATATAAATTTTTAATAATGTAAGTATAACTTCTACTATGAATAGTTTCCATAAAATCCCAAGTAACAATACAACCTTCTAACTCTGGTAATGAACAGAACGGTAAAAATGCTAGACATGGACCACGACCTTGCACACTATCTAACATAGTTTGATACTTTAGATTAGATGTAAAGATATTCTTTTGTTGTGGACTTAAAGATTGATAGTCGTTTCTATCTTTTTGTAATGAAACTTCTTCTGGTCTCCAAAAGAAACCAAGTTGTTGTTGTGTTAACTTATCAAATATAGGATACTTCATTGTATCATATCTTTGTACTGCTAAGTCTTCACCAAAGAACATGGGGTTCTTTAAAAAGTTTACATCTTTAGATTTATTAAAAACTGATCTGGCCATTGGTTGTATTTATCTTTCTATTAAATTGCGCAAGCGTCACAATCGGCGCCTTCGAGTTCTTCAGGTTTATCTTCTGGTACATTATCTACAAACCCTATTGGGTGTGCAGGTTCATCAATATCTTTTTTACTATCATATGTATTTTGATAATAAGAAGTTTTCCAACCCAATCTATATGTCGTTAATAAGTCTTGTGCCATTTGTGATATTGGCACTTGGTTATCTTCAAAGTGTTCTGGATTATATGACCAGTTACCACTTATTGCTTGGTCAAAATATTTCTGCATTACTGCAACTATATTAATATAACCTTCATTTGATTTCATATCCCACAATAATGTATAGTTATCTTTTAACTTTTTATAGTCTGGTACAACTTGTTTTAGTGGACCTTTTTTAGATTTCTTAACACTTAAATAATCTCTAGGTGGTTCTATGCCGTTAGTAGCATTTGAAACCACACTAGAGGATTCAGATGGCATTTGAGCAGAGAGTGTGCTATGTCTTAATCCATGCTCTTTAATTTCTTTCCTTAACCACTCCCAATCATAAGATAAATTTCTGGTTACAACCTCGTCTACCTCTTTCTTGTAAGTGTCTATTGGTAAGATACCATCAGAATATTTTGTTCTATCAAAGTATTCACACTTGCCTTTTTCTTTAGCAACTATGTTACTAGCCTTTAACAGATAGAATTGAAATGCTTCTGTAAGTTTATCTACTTCTTTCCAACCCATCTTTTGTTCATATGAATAACCTTTTTTAGCAAGATAGTGAGCAAGTCCAATATAACCTATACCTAGACTTCTTCGTGCCTTTGTGGATAGTTCAGCGGCGATTACAGGATACTTTTGATGATCTATTATCTCATCTAGTCCTCTAACAGCTAACTCGCAAAGTTCTTCTAATTCATCTTTTTCATTTACAGTTCCTACATTAATTGCTGATAAAATACATAAAGCAATTTCACCTTGACCATCAATATGTTGTATGGGATCAGTGGGTAATGTAATCTCCTGACAAAGATTTGACATATAAACTCTATCTTTAAAACTAGAGTGAGTATTACAATGATCTATGTTCATAATGTAAATACGACCTGTTTCTGCTCTTTCTTTTAGTATGTCAAAGAATAATGTTTGTGCTGAAATTTTCTTTTTACTAATAGATGTTTTTCTTTCAGCTTTTATATAAAGATCATCAAACTCTGGTGATCCCCAAGCTTCATAAAGTTCTGGTACTTCATGTGGTGAGAATAGAGTTATATCTTCTTCTTGTATAAATCTTTCATAGAACAGTTTTGATAATTGAATAGAGTAATCTAATTTTCTAACTCTATTATCTTCACTACCTTTATTGTTTTTAAGAACAATGATGTCTTCTATCTCTTGGTGCCAGATTGGGAAGTGAACAGTTGCCGAACCGCCTCGTACTCCGTTTTGAGTACAGCACTTAACCGTTGCTTCAAATTTCTTAAGGAAAGGAATAACACCAGTGTGTTGTACTTCACCTCCTCTAATACGGCTGTTGATAGCTCGTATTCTTCCAGCGTTGATTCCGATACCTGCTCTTTGCGCAACGTAACGGCCAATAGCCATGTCAGAGGAAAAGATACTAGGTAAAGTATCATCAGTATCAACCAAGACACAACTAGCATACTGCTTAAGAGGAGTCCGTACCCCAGCCATAACGGGAGTAGGAATATTAATTTTAAAAGTCGAAATAGCGTCATAATATTTTTTAACATAAGTCATTCTCTTTTCTTTTGGATAGTTCATAAAGACAGATGCAGCAATCATCATATACATAAATTGTGGTGTTTCAAATATTTGACCATTTGATCTGTCTTGTACTAAATATTTGTCAATTACTTGTCTTAATCCAGCGTATGTAAAAGTATAATCTCTTTCATGGTTAATCCAATTTTCCATTCTATCAAAATCTTTCTTTTGATATTTTTCTATAAGTTCAGGGTCATATAGTTTTTTATCAACAGCTGCTTTAACGTGTTCAAAAATATGTGGATGGTCCCAAAGTTTTCCTATTACTTGTTTTCTTAAACTATAAAGAAGTAATCTTGCCGCAACATATTGATAGTTAGGAGCTTCTAGTGAAATTAAATCTGCTGCTGATTTTACTAAAATTTGTTGTATGTCATCTGTTGAAATACCATCAAAAAATTGAAGACCACTTGACATCTCAACTTGTGATGAAGATACTCCTGATATACCTTCGACAGCATATTCTACCATCTCATGTATTTTTTCAATGTTCAATGGCTCTTTACCTCGTTCACCTCTTTTTATAACATTGATTTTACCGTCAGCCATTGTTTCTCCTATACTTTTTTATAATCGTTTAATTTTGTTAATGCGGATAATTTTGAAAATGTGTTAGTATGTATAATATCAGAAACTTCAGTTTTTGTCAACCCTGATAGTATCATATCGTTTACATCTTTTGATTGAATCTCACTTGGCCATATGACAATGTTATGATCTTTTTCTACCACACTATACATACGTTTTACTATTTCTTTATTTCTTGGTTCGTTATCAAATATATATGTTATCTGATCGTTTGGTATTTTATTTTTTAATACTAAATCAGCTCCAGCAGCAGCAAGACAATTATCAATAAAAAGACTATCAAGTGGGCCTTCTGTGATGAAGATAGGTCTTTGAAAATTAACTCTTTCAAGGCCATAAACTTTTTGTTTGTTTTCATCTAGTTTTACCGTTAGATACTTTGGTTGTTCTTTTCCAAATGATCGACCTTGAAACGCAAAAAGTTTACCAGTCGCATCATAAAATGGTATGATTAATCTAGGATGGTCAGATTTAGTTTTATATGTATTCGGCTTAACCTTGTTCACCAACTGACCAAACTTGTCACAGAAGTATAACTTATCAAAAAATTCAACAGGTATTTTTCTGTTGGTTACATATTTTTTTGCTGGGTGTTCATCATCTAACTCTTTTATTGTTTTCAAATCAGTTATGATATTAGTTTCTTCAAACACAGGTTTGAAATCAAACGAAGGCTTCGGTGTCGCAGGAGCCCCTTTCTTATATCTTTCTAAAAGATATTCAGAATACATTTTTGGGTCTATTGACTTTATGAAATTTGCCAAGTTCTGACCCATACCACAATTGTGGCATTTAAAGAACATATCATTTTTTACACGATACAAATATGCTCTTGATTTTAATTTTGATTTTTTCGAATCACCACAATGTGGACAACGAAAATTAAACAAGTAGTCATTCTTTTGTTTGAATTGACTTAACCTTGATTTTAAATTAGATATAAACTTTAGATCAATATAACTGGACATAACACAAAGACTAATATACTATATATTCGTCTAAAAGTCAAGTCTAAACGCCATTCATCATGTGTAATATTGGCATTAAATTCTTTGATAGTATCCACCCTATAACTATCGCACCACCCATTATAACCCATTTATAACGCTCTAGCGTACCCACACGACCACCTATATCATTCTTTAAAGACTTGATTTCTATGAGTAGTCTTTTCTCACTTAATTCTATGTCTTTCTTCAACTCTCTATATACATCAGTAATTTCTTCTGCTCTATCTTTGAGTTTATCAAATATAACTTCGTCTATCTTTTCTTGTCTTTGTATTTTTTCTTCATGTACAGCCAACATAGATTTGATTGATGATGATACGTCTGTGAGTCTATCAATGGCAGTATCTAATCTACCTTGAATGCTATTGACATTTTCAATATCTTTTTTTAAAGACTCAATGTCTATCTTAATATCTGTAGTATCTTTATCTGCCATGTTATCCTATTTAGTTGGTTAGTATAAGTTTAATTTTTCCCGATTGGGTGTACGCCGATATAACGTCTTTATACTATTTTAACTTATTAATAACCTATGTTATATTTATTTTTATGCTGATTTTAACATTGATTTCATCATGTTAATTCTTTTCATTTTATATAGTTTTATAAATGTTTTCTTTCTTCTACGCAGTTTTTGTTTCTTAATTTTGAGCCAATGTGTATTGAGTATGTATAGTTTTCTTTTTTTATCATTTCTTATTATCCTTTTTACTAGTAGTCTGATCTTTCTCTTTTGAAGTAAGGTCATAACCCTCCATTAAGTTTATTACTGGTTTATAAATGGTTACTAACTCATCTTTACCCTTAACCTTAATTTTATCTAGCTCAATTGACTTAATATCTTTCAGTTGTTCTTTTGTATAGGAAGAATAAATCAAAGGTGTAACCTTTCCATTTTCATCTCTATAATTTCTTGTAGCAGCCTCAAGTCTAGCCGCCAAGTTTACAGCGTCACCTATAACAGAATAATCTAATCGGTTTTCACTACCCATATTACCGACAATACAAGTTCCTGTGTTAACACCTGAACCTATGTTTATATCAGGAAGACCTTTCTCCCTAAATTCTTTTTTTAGTTTATCAGTTTCTTCAGCACATTCTATGCCTGTCTTAACTGCCATTTCGGCATGATTAGAACAATCTAACGGAGCATTCCAAAATGCCATAATACAATCACCCATATACTTGTCAATGGTACCACCATTTCTTAAAACGATTTGACTCATACGATTTAGATAATCATTAATCACAGTAACCAATCCTTCAGGATCGTCTTTGTTTTTATAGTATTCAGAAATAGGAGTAAATCCTACAATGTCCATAAACAAGAAAGACATTTCTTTTCTATCACCACCAAGTTTTAGTTTTTCAGGATTCTTTACAAGAATAGCAACTTG